GCGGCGATATTCCGATTGCAGGCATTGCAGGCGACCAGCAGGCGGCGCTGTTCGGTCAGACCTGCTTTGCGGCAGGCGATGCGAAAAACACCTACGGCACGGGCTGTTTTCTGCTGATGAACACCGGCACAACCGCCTGCGAGAGCAAAAACGGCCTGCTGACCACCATCGGCATTCAAATCAGCGGAGAGACGCAGTACGCGCTCGAGGGCAGCGTGTTTGTCGGCGGCGCCGTCATCCAGTGGCTGCGGGATGAAATGCGCTTTTTCTCCGAGAGCCGCGATGCGGAATACTATGCGGGCAAGGTGAAGGACACCGGCGGCGTGTACCTCGTGCCTGCATTCACCGGTCTGGGCGCGCCGCATTGGGATATGTACGCACGCGGCTGTCTCATCGGTTTGACGCGCGGCACGACCCGCGAGCACATCATCCGCGCCGCACAGGAGTCCATCGCCTATCAGGTGAACGACCTGCTGACCGCCATGAAACGCGATACCGGCACTGCCCTCTCCTCCCTTTCTGTGGACGGCGGTGCCAGCCGCGACAGCTTCCTGATGCAGTTCCAGAGCGATATTTCGGACTGCACGATTCGCCGTCCGGTCATCCGCGAAACGACCGCGCTCGGCGCATGCTATCTTGCCGGACTCGCGACCGGTGTGTGGCACAGCCGCGAAGAGCTGAAGCAGCTCTGGCGGTGCGATACGCTGTATGCGCCCTCGATGGACGAGAATAAACGCCGCAAGCTGCTCTCCGGCTGGAATAAGGCGGTTGGACGGTCGCTTGATTGGGCGGAGCATTAAAAACAGCAAAAAGCAAACCCGAAGTGCAGGCGTAAAACCTGCACTTCGGGTTTTGTATTTAATCTGGTTTAGTCGTTCGCTTGAATCCATGCGGGCAGCTGCTCGATATTCAGCAGCACATCATCGGCGCCGGCCTCGAGGAACATCTGCCGCGCACGGTCAAGTGCGACCTGCTTTTTCTCAGCGGAGAGTGCCTCATAGGCTGCCTACGTCATGCCCATCACACTGCTGCCCTCGAGCACGCCGAGCGAGCAGACGCCGGCGTTCCTGCCCTCCCGGATGTCAGACACAGTGTCACCGACCTTGACGACCGCCTGTACGGACGGCACCCCCCACTCGCTCACGAAAAGGCGGGTTGTCAGAAAGCTGATAAGTCATCAATCGTCCTCCTTTGGGTCTGCGTGTTCCATTGAAACACACTCGACTTGGTGATGTGTAAACGATACGACATTAACTTCACTCCATCGACATATGAGCGATTTCATCGAACTGTGCTTGATACTTTGCAGCGCAGGCAGGGCAAATATGCTGTTCACTGATTTGCACACGAGTTGGCTTACCACAAAAGACACAAGCCGTTGAATGTTTTGCGACAATTACTTTCCCGTCAGCAGCGGAAATTTCAACCTCCATGCCGATGGGCCAATTAAAGGTTTTCCGAAACTCCTTGGGAATGACTACGCGACCGAGATCATCTATCTTACGAACCAGACCCATTTCAGCCATTTTACAGCACCTCCTTCTGTTATACAGATATAAAAAACTTACCTTTGAGATGCGTTCCTCGTGGTAAGTTTAATATTGCATTTTTCGTCGAAAAATGAAATGCGGTTGCCACTTTACAAAAACGGTATATCGTGGTATTATAATCTATACCACGGTAAGGGAGGTTTCGCCATGGCTGTTGACAAAAAGGGCACAAAGCAGATTGCGGCCAACAAAAAGGCATGGCATGACTACTTTGTCGAGGAAAAGTATGAAGCGGGCATCGAGCTTGCGGGTACCGAGGTAAAGTCCATCCGTTTGGGACAGATCAATCTCAAGGATTCCTACTGTTCGTTCAAGGACGGTGAGATTTTCGTGCGCGGCATGCATATTTCGCCGTACGAAAAGGGCAACATCTTCAATAAGGACCCGCTGCGCGTGCGTAAGCTGCTCATGCACAAGCGCGAGATCGTCAACCTGTTCAGCAAGACCAAGCAGGACGGCTATTCGGTCATCCCGCTGGCGGTTTATTTCAAAAGCTCGCGCGTGAAGGTTGAAATCGGTTTGTGCAAGGGCAAAAAGCTGCACGACAAGCGTGACAGTATCGCCGCACGCGATGCAAAACGCGAGATGGACCGTGCGATGAAAGAGCGTAATCGTTAATCAAAAAATGGAAAAGCTGAGAGCAGACTCATTCTCTATTCTCAATTTTCCATTCTCCATTTCAAAATGGGGCCGTAACGGGTTCGACGGGGGTGTTGAAGCCGGGATAGCGGGCCGCAGTGGAGATCTGCGATAAAAGCTCCAACTGTTTATAAATTAAACAACAACAATTATACTCTTCAGGCTGCCTAATTAGGCTTAGCCCGTCGGCTCAGAGAGGACCACGGCTCAGAGACCCGGCGTCGATTAGTGGTGAACGTGTACGAGGTAAGAGTTGCCCTCGTCATGTAAAATGACTCTACCAAAACGGTAAGCCTGTTTGTCGGCGTGCCGCGGCGGGAATCTTAATCGACAAACTGCGCCCGGAGAAGTCCTCGTGGATGCGCTTTCGGACAGGGGTTCAACTCCCCTCGGCTCCACCAAAAGAAAAAGCACGGAATACCGTGCTTTTTTCAATTTTGTTAGACAGTGTCTAAGGTTTTTGGCATTTCATATGGCATTTGCAATGTCACGAGCAAACGCTCAAATGACACATTTTTCGCTGCCATGCAACACGAAATGCAACACAAAAAAAGAGGGCGTAATGCCCTCTTTTTATTTGACCGCCTTTGCGATTTTCTTTACAAGTTCGTCACCGTACTGATACCGGCGCAGGTACTCGAGCGTCTGATTTTCGAGGCCGAGTGCCTCCTGTACGGTGTCAACGGCCTCCTGCACGTCCGGCGTGCCGTCCGGAACAAACGTGCGGCACTGCGGTGCGGTAATGCTCGGCAGCTTACGGATTGCATCGTAGCTGACCGTAAAGCCTGCCTGCTCCAGAGAGCGCATCTTGATGTAGTTTACCGCATCCTTGGTGATGCACTCGCAGGTGTACGTCTTGCCGTTGAGCATGACGTTCTTCTTTTCTACCACTTCGTCGTCCTCCTCTTTCTTCTCAGGCTCAGCATAGTGCTGCACCTCTGCCCAAGGGAAATTGACGCCCGGACAGTCAGTCGAATTGACGTCCTTGTGCCGCAGCAGCTTGAGCTTGCCATAGCGACTCATGATATCGCGGATGAGGTTCTTGAGCGCAGCCAACTGAGCCGCAGGCATGGTCTCTCTCATGTAGCTGCCCTCGCAGCAGATGCCGATAGATTTGTCGTTGTGCCCCTTCGCGTGCGCACCTACCGCCCATTCCGGACGGCCGCGCCAGATGGTGCCATCCTTACGGACATAGTAGTTGTATCCGATACCTGCCCATCCGCGCTCGAGGTGCCACTGGTTGATGTCCTCAACCGATGCATGGCTTGCCTCCGCATGATGCAGGATAATTTCGGATGTACTGTTGCGGTACGACCAGTTGCCGTTGTGCTTTAAGTTTGCGTCATGGATTTGCATTACTACCACCCTTTCCGTTGTCGCCCTGCTCACGCAGAGCCTCGAGTGCTCGCTCGAGGAACGCCGGGAACGGTACGCCCATCAGGCCGAGGTTCTCTAACAGACTCAATCCCTCATTGCCGACGAAGAACAGCATGATTGCCATGCGGATGTACGTTTCTCCAAGCGCGTTATCGAGCAGCACGCCCAGCCACACGACCAGCAGGATCATGCCCTTTTTAAGCAGACCAACGTAACCGGCCTTGCTGTCCAGTGCGCCACTCTCCGTCTTGCGGGAACGCTGCCAGATGGCTGCTACCAGAACACCGGTCAAATAATCTGCGGCCATTAAGGCCACTAATACCTGCATAGCAGCGTCCCAACCTCCCAGTGCCTGCGCTGCGACGGTTCCCACCGCCGCAAACGCCGCAAGCACGCAGTTTTTAATGTGTACAGCGTCCATGTGCTCCTCCTTACTCCGCCTCCACGTCAGCCGTACCGCCGAACTCGGACGGTACAAGCTCGGGCAGACCGGAATCAATCAGAATTTCCGCCACCTGCTTTTTCAGTGCCTTGGGCACCGCATCGAACTCCGTCTTGCCGAGGATAACCCTCTGTGCAAAAAACATAGCCATCATAATTACCAACCTTTCTAAACGTCTAAAAATGTTCATTATTCTGCGTAAACCTTCATCGCCATCTCTGCAATGCAGTCCTCAATAAAATCACTGCGTTCGGTCGCGGCGTTAAGTTGTGCTTTCAGCAGCTTATTTTCCTGCTCCAGTTCTGCGTTGGTTTTCGGGATAACCGGCTTCGGCAGTTTCGCCTTGTCCGCCTCGATTTCCTCGGCAGTACGCTCTACCACTTTGCCGTCTACGAGTTTATAACGCAGAACCGCGCCGTCATAGAGTGGCTTATCGAGATAATGGCTCTGCGCGAGCGAAAATCTATCGCCATAGCCTTCATCAATTTTCGTCCAGCCGTCGAGGCTTGCGGGGAGAGAATACTCTCCCTCAAGCCGCAAAACACGGCTTTCACTATCCAGAAGGGCGTATACACGGGATTTTGGGGTTTGCATGGTGTGTCACCTCCTTACAGGTCGGCGGAAATAAAGGCATATCCAGCGGGTTCGTTATCAGAACGCTGCAAGAAACAGTAATAGTCTTTGTCAGTTGCGTTAAAAGACACGAGAATAGCTGCTTTTGTTCTACCAACATCTAAATGTGATATAGCTGTTACAGAAAACGCAGTAGTTTCACCAGAAATAGATCGTGCGATAATTC